GCAAGTGGTGTTACATATGATAGTTCAACTGGTGTAATTGCTTTAGCAAGTATCCCAAATAGCAGTTTAGCTAATAGCGATATTACTGTTAATAGTCACTCAATCTCATTAGGTGGTAGCTACACATTAGACACTGATGATATTGGTGAAGGTGCTACAAACAAGTATTGGACACAAACTCGTTTTGATACAGCGTTAGCCGCTTCAGACACTGACGATGTAGCAGAAGGTACAACAAACCTATACTACACACAGTCACGTTTTGACAGTGCATTTGCTGCCAAAGATACAGACGATTTAACAGAAGGTACAACAAACCTATACTACACAACAGCTCGTACTCGTGCAGACGTTAGTGCTGGTACAGGTGTAACATACACACAAGCTACTGGTGTATTTGAAATTGGCCAAGCAGTTGGTACAACTGATAATGTTACATTCAATGACGTAACAGTTAGCGGTGACTTAACAGTTAATGGTACATTAACATCTATCAACTCTGTTGACTTAACAGTTACAGATAAGAACATCACTATTGCTGATGGTGCTGCCAATGCAGCCGCAGCCAACGGTGCTGGTATCACAGTTGACGGTGCTAACGCTACAATTACTTACGCAAGTGGCACAGATAGCTGGAACTTTAACAAAGACGTTAGCATTACAGGTGGTTTAACATTAACAAGCAGTTTGACTGCTCCTACATTCACTGGTGATCTAACTGGTAATGTAACAGGTAATGTAACTGGTGATCTAACTGGTAATGTAACAGGTAATGTAACAGGTGATGTTACAAGTACTGGTACAAGTTCATTCTCTACAGTTGATATCAACGGTGGTAATATTGATGGTACAGTAATCGGTGGGGTTAGTCCAGCGGCTGTAACAGGTACAACAATTACAGCTAACACTGGTTTCACTGGTGATCTAACTGGTAATGTAACTGGTAATGTAACTGGTAATGTGACTGGTGATGTAACTGGTAACTTAACTGGTAATGTAACTGGTACCGTTAGCGATATCAGCAATCATTCAACTGATGCATTAACAGAAGGTACAACAAATGTATACTTCACAGATGCTCGCGCTCGTGCTGCTCTAAGTGGTGGTAACAGTGGTACTGGTTATGGTAGCCTAAGCTACAACAGCACAACAGGTGCATTTACATTCGCTAAAGTTACTTCTGGTAACATTCGTGGCGAATTAAGCGCACAAAAAGTTAGTGGTGATGGTAACTTTAGTTATGATAGTACAACTGGTGTATTCAGCTACACAGGTCCTAGCGAAGCTGATGTTCGCAGTCACTTTAGTGCTAATACATCAACAGGTGCCGCATACGACCAATCAACTGGTGTATTCAGTTTAGCAAACGTTCCGAATGCTAGCTTGACATACAGTGATGTTACAATCAATGGTTATACTATTTCTTTAGGTGGTAGTCAGACTTTAGATACTGACGATATCGGAGAAGGTAGTACAAATCAATACTACTTAGATAGCCGTGCTCGTAACGCAATCAGTTTAACAACAAGCAATTCAAACACATTAAGTTATAATAGTACAACTGGTGTATTTGACTTTGACTTGACTGGTATGACTACAGATGATGTATCTGAAGGTACTACAAACTTGTATTACACAGACACTCGTGCTAGAGCAAGTATCAGTGCAAGTGGTTGGGGTAATTTGAGTTATAACGACAGCACAGGTGTTATCAGTATTAGTGCTCCAAGTACAGCTGATGTAACCGAAGATTCTGGTTACTTGTATTTTACAAATGCTCGTGCTCGCCAAGCAGTTAGTTTAACAACTGACAATACTGATGCAATGAGTTATGACAACACAACTGGTGTGTTTACATTCACATTAGCCACTGTTGACACAGACGAAATTGCTGAAGGTGCAACAAACCTATACTTTACAACAGCTCGCGCTCGTAATACTATTGTTAACGGTGCTAACATCGACTACGATGCAAGCACTGGTACAATCAGCACACAGGCTGCGGTTTGGAGTGTAAACGGTCAGACTCATGATGTTACTTTAACAACAGATGATGTTAACGAAGGTAGCACAAACTTGTACTTCACAAATGCTCGTGCTCAAAGCGCAATAACATTAGTAACTGATGACTCAAACATCTTAAGTTATGCTACAGGTACATTAACATGGGTAACACCAACAACTGATGCCATCGACGAAGGTGCTAATAACTTATATTACACTAACCAACGTGCAGATGATCGTATTGCTGCCGCAAGTATTCGTGATTTAAGTGATGTCAATAAGACAGAATCTTTACAAGACGGTTACACTCTAGTTTGGAGTAGCGTAGCTGGCGAATTCGTTCCACAGAACGTTGCAGTTACAGCTACAACTCTAAACTTCACAGGTGATGGTACTACAGATAGTTTCAGCACTGGTGTTGAAGTAAGCTCAATTGATAACACTCAAGTGTTTATTAACGGTTTGATTCAAGCACCTACATACTCTTACACATTATCTACAACAAGTAATGTTACAAGTATCGTGTTTGACGTAGCCCCAGAAGCTAACGATTATATCTTTATTCGCGTAAGTTCTACTGCTAGCTTGACAGCTGGCGGTGTTCTAAACGAAGCAAGTACAATCGATGGTGGTACATTCTAATACTTAATAGTATTGGAAAACTATGAAAAGGTGCTTTCGGGCACCTTTTCTGTTTTAGTAACGAGCATAAATAACTAATAATAATCTGCAATAGATTAACGGGAATATATTTAGATGCCAATCTTTAGAGGTAAAAATTTTGTTAGTGCAGTATCTGATTACAAGGATAGTGTTAGATTGGCCACACGTTCAAATATTAACGTAACAGCTAACATTTTTTCTGTAGATGGTATTTCTTTGGCAGACAAAGACAGAGTATTATTGCTAGGGCAGTCTAATCAAAGTCAAAATGGTATATATTCTTGGTCATCGGCAACTAATAAACTTACTAGAGCCAGTGATGCTGACAGTATTTTTGAACTTAGTGCCGGTAATAAAGTTTATGTAGAAGAAGGTAATACATTTGAAAAAACTACTTGGACACTAATAACTACAGGTGTTATTACTCCAGGAATTACTGGATTAGTATTTGCTAAAGAAAACAGGATAGGTACATCGGATATCAGCGGAACATACGGTGATTCTGGAAAAACTCTAGTTATGTCAATAGATGAAACTGGGGAAATAAACTCGATTTCCCAAGTTGATATCAGTGTCGACGGCGGCACATTTTAAAAATTACCCTTATATAATTAGTACTATAGCCGAAATTGGCTAAATACTATCGAGCGTGGAATTCGAATCATTCTACTAGTTCGAACTAAAAGGGGTATATACTCAAATGGCAAATACAATAGTTTTAAAGCGTAGTGCAACACCTGGTAAAGTGCCAACAACAGGTCAGTTAGCATTAGGCGAAATAGCAATCAACACCTATGATGGTTTGATCTATATTAAGAAGGACGACGGGACTCCAAGCGTTGTTCAAATCGGTGGCGTAACCAGTGTTAACGGCGAAACAGGTGCAGTAACAATCGATACAGGCGACGTTGCTGAAAACGGTAATCTTTATTTTACAAATGCTCGTGCTCGTAGCGCATTAAGCGCAGGTACAGGCATTAGCTATAACAGCTCAACAGGTGCAATTAGCACAGCACAAAACTTATCTACAGCAGGTAGCCCAACATTTGCTGGTTTAACACTAACAGGTAGTATTAGTAGCATTGCTGGTAATATTATTCCTAGCGCAGACATTACATATGACTTAGGTAGTCCAACAAAGCAGTGGAAAGATATCTACGTTGGCCCAGGTTCTTTATACGTTAACGGTAGTAAAGTTCTTGAAGACGACACAGGTACTATTACATTTAGCGCCGATATTGACCAAAACATCCGTATCAAAACACTTGGTACAGGTGTTTTACAGTTAGGTTCAAGTACAACAAATATCAATATCGATGGTACATTACAAATTGCTGCCGGTAAGAATATTACTGACAGTGCAGGTATCAAAGTTAACTTTGGTGACAACATTGAAATGAACGGTAACAAAGTTATCGGTCTTGGTGCTCCAAGTTCTGCCAATGATGCCGCAACAAAAACTTATGTTGATACAGCAATTGCCGCTATCAGTACAAGTAGCATTACACAAGGTAACTCAAACGTTACAGTAACTGACTCAGGTACTGGTACAGTAACAGTTACAGTTGACGGTTCGACTGCATTGACAGTTGATGCAACAGGTGTTGTAGTTGCTGGTAACTTCACAGTTAGCGGTACAACAACAACAGTTAACTCTAACACAGTTTCAGTTGCAGACAACATTGTAACATTGAATAGCGATGCAACTGGTGCGCCAACACAGAACGCTGGTATTGAAGTTGAACGTGGTGACGAAGCTAACACACAACTACGTTGGAACGAAGGCACTGATAAGTGGACATTTACTAACGATGGCGCAGTTTACTATCCAATGGCAGTAAGCACAGACGATTTAGCAGAAGGTTCAACAAACTTATATCACACAACAGCTCGCGCTCGCGGCGCATTAAGTGTAAGTAGTGCAACAGGTATCAGCTATAACAGCTCAACGGGTGCATTTAGTTTAGGTTCTATCCCTAACAGCAGTTTAAGCAACAGCAGTATTACAATCAACGGTACAGCAGTTAGTTTAGGTGGCACACGCACATTAGATACTGATGCAATTAGCGAAGGTACAACAAACTTATATCACACAACAACTCGCGCTCGTAGTAGTGTAAGTGCTGGTACAGGTATCAGTTATAACAGTACAACTGGTGTAATTAGCACAAGTGCTATTCCTAACGCCAGCTTGTCTAACAGTAGCGTTACAATTGGTTCTACATCAGTTAGTTTGGGTGGAACAGCCACAACACTAGCAGGTCTAACAAGCGTTACATCTACTGGCTTTACTGGTGCATTAACAGGTAATGCTGATACTGCAACAACAGCAGGTAAGTGGACAACTGCTCGTACAATTACATTGGCAGGCGACTTAACAGGTAGCGTTTCTATCGACGGTAGTGCTAACGTAACATTGACAGCTACAGTAGCTGGTGATACAGTTGCACTTGGTACAGATACAACTGGTAACTATGTTGCTAGCGTTTCAGCTGGTACAGGTATCAGCGTAACTGGTACAGGCGAAGGTGCCGCAGTTACAGTTAGTTTAGATACAGCTACATCCGTTGATAAGACAACTGCTCAAACATTGACTAACAAGTCTCTAAGCGACAGTACAACTTACTTTATTGACGAAACTGATGGTACTAAGAAACTACAGTTCCAATTAAGTGGTATCACAACTGGTACAACACGCACATTGACAGCTCCAGATGTAAGCGGTACAATTGTCACAACAGGCGATACTGGTACAGTTACAAACACAATGTTGGCTGGTTCAATTGCTAATGCTAAATTGACAAATTCTAGCGTAACAGTTGGTACAACAGCAATAGCATTGGGCGCGAGTTCAACTACATTGGCTGGTTTAACAAGTGTTACATCTACTGGCTTTACTGGTGCATTAACAGGTAATGCAAGCACAGCAACTACATTGGCAACAGCCCGTGCAATTAACGGCGTTAACTTTGATGGTAGTGCTGCAATTACTGTTAAAGCAAGTACAACAAATGCATTGACTATTGGTACTGGTTTAGGTGGTACAAGTTTTGACGGCGGTTCTGCAGTTACAATTACTAACACTGGTGTATTAAGTGTTAACGGCAGTACTGGTGCAGTTACTGGTATTGCAACTACAGCTGGTACATTAGCACAATTTGGCGCAACTACAAGTGCTCAACTTTCAGGCGTAATCAGTGATGAAACTGGTTCTGGTGCATTGACATTTGCTACAGCTCCAACATTTACTACTAGCATTGACGGTGGTTCAACATTTGGTGCATTCGCAAGTTGTACAACTTTAACAGAAGGTTATACAGGTACAGCCGCAAGCACACATAACATTGCAACAGGTGCAGTTGCTAACGCAACAACTAAGGCAGTTAACATTGGTACAGGCGGCGCCGCAGGTAGTACAACAAGTATCGCAATTGGTTCTACAACAGGTACAAGCGTAACTACTGTTAACCAAACATTCCGTGCTACTGGTGAAATTACAGCTTATTACTCTGACAAGCGTTTAAAGACAAACATCAAGCCAATTGAAAATGCTTTGGATAAAGTTAATCAATTACACGGTGTTACTTACAATGCTAACAGCGTAGCCGAAAGCCTAGGCTTTACAGACACAGCTGAACAAGTTGGTTTGTTAGCTCAAGACGTTCAAGCAGTTCTTCCACAAGTTGTTGTTCCTGCTCCATTCGACTTGAAGATCGAAAACGGCAAGGAAGTAAGCAAGTCTGGTGAAGACTACATTACAGTTAAGTACGAAAAGATTGTTGCTCTATTAGTAGAAGCAATCAAAGAACTTAACGACAAAGTTGAAAGCCTAGAAGCACAATTAGGCGGCAGCAAGTCACTATAATTAATTTATAGTACACAAGAAAGGATCTTTAGGGATCCTTTCTTTTTCGGCTAAATATATAATAATTGGGAATTGGTAACCAATAATATTAATCTAAAATCGACGATATGACAGTTGATGTTGAGTCATATTAGTCAAAAAAGATAAATAAAGCATACAGGAGATAAAAATGGCAGTTTTACCAGCAACAGGAACAGAGATAGTAATGGGCCGCGTTAAGCAGGCATACTCAAATGTGGCGCCAGGCGCAGGTCAAAACATCTCGCTAAGTGGTACATTAGGCGGATATATCGGCCAAAGTGCAGGAACTCAGATTACTTTAAGTTCTACATTCGGCGGACGTACAATACCATACGCATATTAAACTAAGAATAAAGTATATAAATACCTTGAACAACATTCAAGGTATTTTTATGACCATAAAAAAGACAACCAAAGCTAAAAAAGAAGTTAGTCCGCTTCAAGTGATATTTGATATCTGTCCTTACCCGACATTCAGCGACTTTGAAAGACAAAATTTTCAAAATCAAACAGGACCAGCATACGCAAGATACATAATCGAAACAATTAATAGACTTAGAAAAATCGACAGTGATTTAGAAACTGAAGATAGAACTTTTGAAAAAAATTGTTTACTTGCCGAAAAAGAAAAACTAGAAAAGTTTTTAGAGGGAGAAGATCCCAAACAAGTAGAATCTGCTATTACTAATTGGGAATTTGTAGAAAAAGAATACTGGTCGAACATGTTAGGTAAACAAGCCGCAGTAGAAATTCTAACGTTAGGTAAACCATCTTTAGAAACTATGAATAAAATGGTTAAGCTACCAGAAGACTTGTATATCAAATCTACACAAACTTGTGTACGTTTAGCAAATGCAATTAAATCCGCAACAGAGCGAGCCGAAGCAGAGTTAGGATATACTCCTTCAGTTGACAAAGGCCCTAGAAAATTAGCACTTAAAAAAGTTAAATGAATTTTACCTACGAAAAATACGCTGATATTAAACTAGCAATCTGTGTACCCGCCCGGGACATGATGCACACTGCAACTACGTTTGCATTGTGGAATCTTTGTGCTTACTTAAAAGAAGTTGGAGTAACATCTAACTTGTTTATTAGCCCTGGTACGTTGATTGCTAACCAGCGTCATGAATTAGTTAAACATGCCCAAGAATGGGAAGCTACACATGTCATGTTTATAGACAGCGACATAACATTTGATCCTTTGCATGTGCTACGTTTGTTAGACTTTGATGAAGCAATAGTTGGAGCCGCGTACAGCAAACGAGTTGAACCTTTGATAGTAACAGCATGGACTGAAATAGACAACTGGGATTCTTGGGTAGATCCTACAGAACAAACAGAAAGTCACATTAAAGTTCAAGCTATGGGATTGGGGTTTTGTTTAATTAAGATGGTAGTCTTTGAAGAATTAGAACTACCCTGGTTTCAATTAGGATTTTATAACGGTCAATATACCGGCGAAGATATTGAATTCTTTAGAAAATGCAATGAAAACGAAATTGATATATGGTTAGATGTCGCAACTACCTGCGAACTTGGTCATGTAGGTATTAAGAACTATAAAGTCGACGACGATATTGTTGTAGACCTTGAAACTTAACAAGCCACTTAGTTAGCCTACTTACGTTAAAATCAGATATAGATACTGTAAATTCGTTGGCTAACTCTTTTTGAATAATTAAATCTTTTTCTATCAACTCTATTAATAAATCAAGAGTCGAGTCTTCTGGCGACAATAGTGCTACTATTAAGGGATGGTCGGTTAATTCATTGTTAAGAAGATGAACAGTTTGCAAATACCATCGCTCTACATACGTTACTTCTTGTTTGTATAAACTATTCAAAAGCGGGTTATCTAGCCTACGATCCCAGCAATGATATAAATCTATGCTTTTTATTTTTCGTAGATTAATCTTTTTTGGGAATGGTATTATCTCTGCTGACATTCTTCTTATCGTTCCAACTGTAGAAGTTTTTAAATTTTTTGATTAGCCTACTAGAACTAATCATTTGTCTTGCTTTTGGGTGTAACGGGCTAGGTAAATTATCTATATTAGTCCATGCATAGCCTGAGTTTTCCCAGTTAAGTTCTGGTATAAATTCTTTGTTTACTAATACAACAAATGTATCATAAACAAAATCTTTGCTACGGCTTTGATATCTATGTAAAGGAATTATTTTTTTAATTTTAGTTAGTTGTAGTTCTTCTTCCAACTCGCGACGCAGACCTTCGATTTCGGACTCGCCTTGTTCTACTCTACCTCCAGCAAAGGTCCAAGTATCAGGATAACTCTCATTAGGACTTCGTAACACAGTCATAACCTTGCCAGACTGTTCACTGACTATAATCGCCCCTACTCCTCTAAACTGCTTCAAAGATAAATTCTCCACCATCCGTTTTGATATGTGCCTTCAAACACACTGATCCACTGTCCTGCTCGCCATTCGTAGAGCAAGTTAGTAGTTGTATTTAATACAATGGCTTCATTATTAGCACTTGAATCAAAACTTACAATCCAGTGACTGCCATTGTACTGTATAATATCATTGGCCTTGGCATCAGTAACGCCCCAGTAGTTATTATTAGGAACATCTTCCAAAACTAAGTAACGCTGGCCAGTTGCACTAGCAGGCAAGTTTTTACCTGGAGCAGTTTTGCTGGGATTAATAATTGCATTTATAGCAGCCTCGCTTGATCCGGGTAAACTATCTTGGTCAACGTTAATTATTGCTACATTTGGATTGTCTACATCAATTTCTGTTATAGTAGCAACTATGTCGCTGTTCGGATCAGTGGGGTCATTTCCTCTACGCAATCTTAAATTACTAATACCTGGTCTAAGTTCTCCGAAAGGACTTAATAGTTTAGTCCATTCTAATAAATTACCATCGGCATCTGTAGTACCGCTTGCTTTATTTAAAATAGTAGCTCTATCTCCTTCTATTCTAACTTGCAATTTTAAGTCGTCGAAGGTAATAACTACCCATTGTTTATTAGGAACAGGATCGTCTTGTACCCAATCGATTAGTTCGTTATTTTTTAATTTTTTAATTTCGTTTAAGATAGTATGAATAAGTGTTTGACGTTTAACTTTAGCCGGAGGATTAATTAATACAGGTATAGTAAAGTTTAATGCCGCTACGTCGATAATATCGTCAGTACCCTGCGGAACTTGACGCACACTCCATACAACGTTAACTAATTCAGTGTATGTTAAGTTACTCCAGTCAAATGGATTGTCATTGGATTTTAAGTTAATACTAGGGTTAAACAAAACAAGCAACTGTTCGATTAGTTGTAGCTTTTGATCAGTGTTGCTGGTCCATATATCTACTTGTACAGTCAAGTCATATGGCACGGGCATATAGCGTTCTACAGTATAAGTGTTGCCTACTTCGCCGTCAATATAATCTCCAGTTGTTGGATCTACTTTCTTTTCATAAACTTGAACTTTGCTTACGTGAGTAGGGTTACTTCTGCGTTCTGCACTGATTTGTAAATCAGTTACATAGCAACTGATAAACGGAACAGTATTCATCATGTTTTCGCTTTGGTTTTTAAGTATGTGAGCAGCCATACGATTGATATCGCCGTAACGCACAGGTACTTGGATATATGACTCATTACCATCTCTATCCTTGCCCGTTTTTACACTAAACCCGCCCAATATTCTCATAAATTGGGTTAAGTATTTTCTTATCTGTTCATCGTAAAAATATTGTTGCATAATTAGAAATCCGACTTGGGTAAAATAACCTGACTTAATGCTTGACGTTCTGGGAATTCTTTATTGCCAATGACTGTTACAGCATCGTTATTAATAAAGCCTGCGGCATTTAGAACTTTATCTCGTAGATCAACAGGACCGTTGGCTGTTTGCATACGCTGCCATCTTGTACCTCGATAAGCAAATAAAACAGCAGGGCTATAATCTGTACGTAAAAAGAAATCTCCTTGATGAGGATTCAACGGGAAGCTCATACCAGACTCTACAGCTTCTCCGTGATCATATACAGGATTAGCATCTGCTTGATACGGTTTAACTGTGTTTTGTATTACATTACTGCCATCATCTAAAATTGTAGGAGCAAGTTGTTCACCACGAGCAATAATAGCATTGCTAATTTCTAATTCCTTTTGATAAGTGCTTAATGCATCTTTTAATGTATCTACTCCGTTGTCTGCTGCCTGTGATAGAATATCTTTGTATTCTTGTGCGTCTGTCATCGGGCTTGCTTTGATGCGCCAAATATGCGGGTACCAGGTTTGACTAAAACCTTCTGCGGCACGACTAGCATCTTGAATAACATAAAACTTATTAATAGCAGGTTTGCTTTCGTCTAATAATAAGTCATCACGGATGTGAGGAAGTTCAATAACATCACCTGCCATTAGCTTACGTCCCATACGTTCAACCATATCGTTAGTATGGAATGTAATGTAGATAGTATCCGCACTTAGAAACAAGCCGAACTGAGTTAAGTCAAAGTCTTGATCACCTACGTTGTAAACACCGCGAAGTTCGTAGACATCAGGGTCATAAATTCTGTCACGATTTTCTAAGAACAATAAGTCTTGAATCTTAGTTTCGTTGAGTATGTCATCGGCCTTATAGTTAGGCTTAGTTGGATCAGTACTGGCACCTTGATCCGCTGGTTGTAAATATTTGTGTACTAACACTCCAGTGCCGCCTACCAGGAACTGCTCTTTGATAAGGCGGTCCATGAAACGGTAGTCGTTTGTTTTTTCGGGTTTCCACAGGCTTAATCTTGGCATAGTAATACTATTTACCTATAAGTTTTGATTGACGATATCTCCAAAAACTTCAAAAATCTTTGATTTTCTGCCTCTTTACCTGTATAATTAGAGCACCTAAACTATATAAAGGTAGCAAATTAATTTTAATATGCTAAACAAAAAGGAAATTTAATATGAAAAATACAATCTTAGCAACTATGTTAGCATTGGCAACAACCGCGGCAACTGCTCAGGTATCTGTTTATGGTCGTGTCAGCGAATTCGTTGATAGCACCAAGACAGGTACTACAGTTAAGTCTTTAGTAAATGACTCAAGTCGTATTGGTATTCGTGCTGAAGAAAAACTAGGCACTGGTTTAACAGTTAGAGCAGTAGTTGAAACTTCAGTAGCAGCCGATGATCCAAAGACAGGAGCCGCAACACAACTTGGTGATCGTCAAAGTACTGTTGGTCTTGCAAGCCGTTTCGGTAGCGTTGATTTAGGTCGTAAAGAGCATAGCGAATACATCACTATGAAAAATGCTGATCCATTTGGAGGCGGCAACTATGCAACTATTAATTCAGATATCAACAATGATCGCTCTAAGCGTATCGGTGATGGTACGTTTTTAGCTACAAACGTAGGTCCAGTAAATGTTTCATATGATCGTAGCATGTATACTAATCCTGCTACAGTAGAAGCAACTTCTTGGAGTTTGGGCGGGAAGATTGGTCCAGTAACAACAGCAGTCGCACGTTTTGCTACAGGTGCTGATCATACCAATGTAGTAACAGTTAGCGCACAAGTCGCCGGCTTGACATTATCTACAATTCAAAGCGAAGACAAAGTCGGAGCAGTCGAAACTAAAGGTCAATTGTACGGTGTAACTGCTCCTTTGAATAACGCAGTTAGTGTCAAAGGTAGTTATGGTATTAAAACCGGTTTGGCAGCAGGCGATGTTAAAGCATATAACTTAGGTGTTGCTTATGCTTTTAGCAAGCGCACTAATGTATCAGTAGCGTATCGCAACGTTGATGCAGGCGGTACAGCAAATGATGTTAAACAAGTTGGTCTTGGTTTATCACATAATTTCTAATTAATACGAATTGATTAGCATCAAAACCCGCTTCGGCGGGTTTCTTATTGGCTTATGATAAATAATTACAATACATTTTTAAAGGATTTTTATAATGGCTATCACAGATAACTATAAACGCATTCTCCCAGTTAATACAATGGGAACTCCAGAATTGGCATATTTCGTAGTTGACATGGGCGAAGATGTCGAAAGCAACTATGATTCCAGTGACAGTTTATATTCACAGGCAGTTAGAGCACTACAACTAAAAACAGACTTGTATATGGTTGGTTTACCTAATGGTAACGTTTTTACATTTGCGGCTAGAGCATCCAGTGTTCCTGGCGCAGAACCCGGAGCAATTAGTGGAACTATAGATAGTTTGGGACAAGATATCACTGATTTTGTCAGCGAGGAAACAGTAACAAATATTTCTATTTTAAATGGCGGTAATGCCAATGACGTAGGTGATGAATTTGAATTTAGTCATGCAAATTTTGCAACTCCGTTAAGAGTTCGTGTTACAGCAAGTAATGCAGGTGTAGCAACCGGTGTATCAATAGTAAATGGTGGTATTTGGACAGACAGCGCAAACTTGCCTGCTAATACTACAGTAGCCGGCTTTACTAGAACGCAAGTTGCGGCTGGTATGGACTGGAATGGTAACAACTTACAAGTTACTATTAACACTTGGGGTTTACATGATGTTGTAGTTTACAATGCAAGTATTGTAGGCGGCGACCTAGTTTGGAACGACTAATACGTTAGTTAACAAACGCAACAAACCCGCTTCGGCGGGTTTTTTTAATTGACACAAATTGAAGTCTGTAGTATAATACGCTATACACACAAATTGGGAGCGGCAATAATGGAATATGATGTTACCGCAGACAATCCAAAAATTAAAAAGTTTTTGGCAAGTTTGATGCCTTCATATATTAAACAGTTAGGACTTACTAACAGCAAACGAGCAGTCCTAGTTAAAGTTACTAAGGATTTAGAAGAGGACTTTCAAGGTGCTACAATGAATATTGAAGTAGCAGACTGTATGATGGTCTTGCTCAAACCGCCGAAACGTCTTACACCAAATAGTTTGCTAGATTTAGCAGGCACACTAGCACATGAAATGGTACATGTCAAACAATTAGCCAAAGGTCAAATGAAGTTCCTTCCAAACGAAGCTAGGATTTGGAAAGGTAAACGCTATACCAAAAAAACTAAGTATTTGGAACAGCCCTGGGAGATTGATGCGTTCTCAAAACAAGAACTACTATTACGCAGAGCAATCGAAATTTGACAACTAATAGAAGTTAGTGTATAATTACATTTTTACTAGGAGCAAACATGGCTACCAAAAAACCCGTAAAACATTCTGACAAATTGGCTTGGCGCTACGAGCCTCCAGCCAAAACCGTTGTCTACCGAGAAGTAGATTCTAAGTATGTTGGTGAAGAACCTACTTACCCTAGTGTTGAAGAACAGTCGCAGTGGACAGACAGCGAGTACAAGACACAGGTCATGCGTACACTTAATTGGTATGCACATACACAAGACAAAAAGAAAAGCGCAGAATGGCTGGCCCAATTCCTTGCCCGTAATCCACGTCGTCAAAAATTAGCAGAATCTGTTAAGCGCGGTGATATCTGGCCAGGCGCCACTGTAGGTTTTGCCCTTAGAGCAGGTCGAGTTGGCTTGGCTCTCCGTTTTGGCACACTACGCACTCTTGTAAAACAATTGAAAGAAGCAGACGTTGGCATTGACACTTCTGATCAAGTTGTAGAAGAAGTTAAAGATGACAAGCCAAAGTTCAACATCCAAGAACGTATGGCAGAAAAGACAGCAGAGTTCTTGGGTGAACTCGAAGGTCGCTTTGATGACTTTACAGCAGAGTTCAAAGGTGAACCTAAACTAGTAGAGTTGATGACTACAATGAACGTGCCGGCAGTACAGGTTAAAACTGTACAAGAGTTCATTAACAAAAAGATTGCAGAGTTTGAGGACATTGCTAACTCTAAAGACAGTCAAGTTATTGAAGCATACAAGCATTTAGGTAAGCGTCAACTTACTGCTATGATCAAGTGGTGGACGCAGGCACTAACAGATGCTAACAGTTATAACGTTGTTAAGAAAGCCGCTAAGGCTCCACGTAAGAAGAAAGCAGTAAGCCCAGAAAAGGTTGTTGCTAAACTTACATACCAAAAAGAGTTTAAAGAACTTGGACTCAAAAGTGTGGAGCCAACAACAATTCTTACAGCACAAGAACTTTGGGTTTATAACACAAAGACACGCAAGTTGGGCATCTACATTGCAGACCAATATGCAGGTACGCTCAGTGTTAAAGGCACAAAGATCATGGGCTTTGATGCAAGCGCAAGTGTTCAAAAGACAATGCGTAAGCCAGAAAAGCAACTAAAAGAGTTTAGTGCAAATGGCAAGCCAGCCGCTAAGAAATGGTTTAAAGGTGTTAAGAGCACAGAGATTAAACTTAATGGTCGTATTAACACAGACATTATCTTGTTAAAGGTTTACAAATGAAATATACAGTTCTAATTTTAGCAGTAGTGTTGTCTGCTTGCGGCGGAGGTATGGAAGTGGCACAAACCAATCCATTCCAACAAGCATTGGGTCAACTGCCTCCGGCACAATCTAATGCACCTGTACCAACTGATCCGTTTGCTCCTGTGCTGAAGAAAAACGGAGGATAATATGAAATACATTGCCGAGTTATTTTTATCCTTTATAGCATTATTTTCTCCCACAGTACACGCCACAGATAGTTACAATCATTTAAACAATCAATTAACTATTCCAGCAGTAGTATTAGCAGATACAGTTTATAAAGATGTTGTTATTACTGTTGGCCCAATACTAACAGTCGGTGGATCTAATCAAGATCCAAAATATGTTCCAAAGCCAAGTAATACTTTTGATTCATATGATCCGTATAAAAATCAATTAACTATTCCCAGTGTTAATGCTTATGGTTTTGTTTATTATGATGTCATTATAAATGTAGGAACAGTATTGTCGGTTGGTTCAAGTGAACCAGTTACCAAGCCCGCAATCGCTTTACAAAAGTCTTCGTATCTAAATTCAAAAAATGTAGGTCTGACTAGAATTGCTTTCCCTGCCTCGCTTAGAGATATCACGCCCGATCAGCCATTAGCTTGGGCCGCAGGAGACTTCTTTAAAAACGGCACACTTGCTATTTTTACTGCCAAACAAAATTATTCAATGGATACTAATTCGTTTCCTACTAATAATGTAATCTCTAATGACAAATATAAAAGCGATTTTCAGTTTTGGCGACAAGACAGTTCTGGAAATCTTACTCTGTTGTTAACATATAAAGGTTGTTTGCATCCTCGTAAAGCACTGGTTGATGATTTTAACAAAGACGGATACCCTGATGTATTTGTAAGTTGCACAGGCTATGATGGACTGGTTGATGGTAAATCACTGGGTGAAAAAAGTAAGCTACTGCTCAATGACGGAAAAGGCGGATTTGTAATTTCCGACATGGCAGAAGTTGGCTACTACCATGGAGCAACTAGCGCAGACATTAATGGCGATGGATACCCTGATATTGTTGTTGCAAACATCTTTAACTATAATAAACCCAATTCGCAGGGCTCTGCTTTGCATGTGTTGATTAATCAAAAGAACGGTACATTTGTCGACGATCAAACCAGGATCATGAATTTTATACCCTTTGCAAATTATTGGTCAGTTGAGTTGATTGACATCAACGGTGATGGTATCTTAGATCTAGTAGCCGGCGGCGATGAAAATGCAAATTGGAAACCGACAACAACTACTATTTTCTACGGAGATTCCTTGGGTAAGTTTGGTGCAACTATTACAGCTATTCCTAAAGTAGCAGGCCGCGGCACAGTTTTAGATTTTACATTAGTTACAAACGGTTCTAAGAAAACATTGTATGTGGCTAGAACAGCCGACGGAACTGATAGTCAATCGTGGTATAGTACTGTTACTCTTCAAGCGTTTGATTTGAATACTAAGATTGCTACAGTAGTTTTAGATAAACTTAAAACAATGTGGGAAGCATGGTGGTTGCCTACTACCCGAAACGGGCAAAACGGTGTAACTTCGTACACAGGATTTAGAGAAGATATATTTGTCTATCAATAACTAAATTTATAAAACCAAAATCTCCCGCTAAATATACATAACGGGAGATTTTCTTATGAGCGTCAAAGACGAATTAATTAGTGAGATGGAATTACGCCTTGGGGGCGGGATGGTCGACGTTGAATTGGATTCAGCTCACTACGAGCTAGCCATTACAAAAGCACTACGCAAATTCCGTCAGCGCAGTAGTAGAGCAGTTATTGAAAAGTTTCTTAAACTTAATATCCATACAGAGCAACAAACTTATCAATTGCCTTCTCAAGTTGTAAATGTCCGTGATGTATTTTTACGTCATACTGGCGCATTTGGTATTAGTGCTACTGGTGTTGACTTTGAACCATTTAATACAATGTACTTGAGTAATATGTTGTTGCAAAGTAACACAAACTTCTCAGGACTATTAAACTACGAACTATATGCAGATCGTAGGGAACTTTTGGCACGTATGTTCGGAGCATACTGCACTTTTACATGGAACCCAACTGACCACTCTTTATTCATTCATCGCAAGTTTAAAGCAGACGACGAAGTTTACTTATGGTGTTTCGTTGAACGCAGTGATGAAGATCTCTTAAACGATGTATATGGTAGTCCATGGATTAAAGATTATGCACTTGCACAAGCTAAGTTTATCCTAGGAGAAGCACGTAGTAAGTTTAGCACTATTGCAGGACCACAAGGCGGAACAAGTTTAAATGGTGACAATTTAAAATCAGAAGCACAAGCAGAACTAGAAAAGTTAGAACAAGACTTGAACTTGTATATAGACGGTAGCGATCCAATGGGGTTTATAATTGGATAAAGACACACTTCGCAAACTTGCCGGCATTGATAAGAACGCAGCCAGTCCTATCACTGGTGAGATTGGCACTAACAAAGCCGAGTATCAGCGTAAGCATAACATTCGTCCAGGTACAGATGAATGGTTTAAGTTATGGTTCAGTCGCCCTACACTAACTGGTGAAAATCCCACTCCTAAAAAGTAAAAATATTCATTGACAAATAGATTCTACTGCTATATACTAGCACTATGAATATATATTTAGACATGGATGATGTAGTAGCAGACTGGATGAAGACTGCTAGAGAAATGGTTAATCGTAACTGGAATTATGGAGAACGTATTCCAGATGCTGACTGGAAAAAACTACAAAGAGATCAACACTTTTATCGTAACCTTCCTAAGAAGGAAGGCGCCGATGAGCTTGTACAATGGTGCAGGGATTATAGAGATCAAACTGGCAGTGGTTTATTCTTCCTAACAGCATTACCTCACGATTATACAATGCCTTATGCCGCCAGTGATAAAGTATTTTGGGCACAGGAACGCTATCCCGATATTCCAGTATTCTTCGGACCTTTCAGTCACGACAAATGGCGCCATTGTCGAGAAGGAGATATTCTTATCGACGACAGAACAAGTAACTGTAGCGAATGGCGAAGCGCAGGAGGTCTTGCACACATTTATAAACAATGGCCAGAGTGTAAACAATGGTTGGAGGAAACATTAAAATGATTATCGGCGTATGTGGTTTTATTGGCAGTGGTAAAGATACTATTGCAGATTATCTAGTTAACGTTCATGGCTTTCGTCGTGAAAGTTTTGCTAATACATTAAAAGATGCAGTAGCCGCAGTATTTGGATGGGATAGAGTTATGCTTGAAGGCCGTACTAAAGAAGCCAGAGAGTGGCGCGAGCAAGTTGATCCGTGGTGGGCTGAACGCTTAAACATTCCTAACTTAACTCCACGCTGGGTATTACAGTATTGGGGCACAGAAGTTTGCCGTAAGGGTTTTAACGATGATATTTGGATTGCAAGTTTAGAAAATAAATTACGTAACAGTAAAGATAATATCGTTATCAGTGATTGCAGATTCCCCAACGAGATAGCCAGTATTAAATCTGCAGGCGGAAGCATCATCCGCGTTGATCGGGGCATACAGCCTCATTGGGTAGATATTGCTGTACAAGCAAACAAAGGAGTAGAATCCGCAATATGGTGGCTAATCAAGGAAAAAATTCACGCCAGTGAAACAGCGTGGGTAGGCACTAATTTTGATTATGTATTAGATAACAATTCTACATTAGATTCTTTGTTTAAACAAGTAGAAACAGTGGTGCATCCAGAGACCGCAAAAATGTAAATTTCGCTAAATAGCCCAATTTCTCCTTTATATGGTAAATATATACAACCTATAGAGGAGAAATCAAATGGCACTAACATCACCAGGCGTAGAAGTTTCGATTATTGATCAAAGTCAATACGGATCAGCTGGCCAAGGCACAGTCCCTTTAATCATTTTAGCCACACAATCTAATAAAGATAATGTAAGTGGCACAGGCTACGCAGAAGGTACTATTCCTGCTAATGCCGGTTCACCGTACTTGTTAACAAGTCAGCGTGAACTTGTCGAATTATTCGGTCAACCTAAATTTAAAACAGTGAACGGTACAGCAGTACATGGTTCTGAAGTCAACGAATACGGCTTGATGGCCGCTTACAGTTACTTAGGCCTTGCTAATCGTGCTTATGTTTTACGTGCAGATATTGACTTGTTGCAATTGGAACCGACTGATATTGAACCAGCAGGCGCACCTGCAAATGGTACGTATTGGTTAGACTTAGCAAACACATCATGGGGTATTTTTGAAGCAACAAGTACAGGTACATCTAGCTGGACTGCTAAAACTCCTTTAGTTATTACAGACTTAACAGATACTGACAGTGGCGCAGGTGTAACTCCAGATAGTTCTATCGGTTCAAACGGTGATTACGCAGTTGTTGCAACTACAGCAGTTTCTAGTTACCAACTGTACAAAAAAGTATCAGGCGCATGGGTAATTGTTACTAACGCTGGTTTATCTAAGACAGTATTTGCCGACGCTCACTATAATATTCCATCTGCAACAGCAGTAGGAGATGTATGGCTGAAAACAACTAGCCCTAACAGCGGTTTAAGTTTATCAGTTAAGAAGTATGTAAGTGCAAACATTCCAGATAGTAGCCCATGGACAGTTGTTTCTACTCCTGTTTATGCTAACGACAGCGATGCCACTTCGGGTTTTGGTAGTGCATTATCAGCAGGAAAAGTATATGCTAAAGCAGCCAATGGTTCTGCTAATGTTCAACTACGCTATTATGATGGTAGTAACTGGGGTACATTAGATGAGCAAGCAGGTGCAAGTGCTCCTGTGGGTGCTACAGTCGATGGTACTTTATGGTATAACAGCAGTTTAGCAGTTGACTTATATGTTAAAGCCAACGGTCAGTGGGAACCAGTAGGCAGTGACATTACAATCGATTCTACAGCACCAACTGGTGCATCAAATGGTGATTTCTGGATTGATAGTAGTGATGTAGAAAACTATCCAGCAATTTATGAATTAGTCGATGGCACATGGACTGCTCGAAGTATAACAGATCAAACAACTCCAAACGGTGTTGTGTTTGCTGACTTAACTTCTGTACCAAGTGATACTACAAACGGTGATGGCGGCGCAACACCTATCGACGAAAATGCTCCAGATCCATTACTATATCCTGATGGCATTTTGCTATGGAACAGCATGGTATCTACAGGCAACGTTAAACAGTACAGCGATGTTTTAGATGACCTAGGCGTACCTACAGGTGACAAAGCATGGTTCACATTCAGTGGAAACAAAGAAGACGGTAGTCCATATATGTTACGTAAGGCACAACGTCGCGCAGTAGTTAAAGCATTGCAAAGCGTAGTAAGTTCTAACGAAACAATCCGTGAAGAAATGACTTACTTTACATTAATTGCCGCTCCTGGTTATCCAGAACTAATTGATGAAATGTTAGCATTGAACACAGATCGTAAAGAAACTGCGTTTGTTATCGTTGACACTCCAATGCGTTTAGCACCGCAGGGTCAAACATTAATTAACTGGATGAGTGGTAACAATGCCGCTAGTTCAGGCGAAGATGGATTAATTGTTAGTGGCGGCGCAGGCTACCAAGCAGCCGCATATTACCCAAGCGGTTTGGCAACAGACCTAAGTGGTAATGATGTTGTTGTCCCAGCAAGTCATATCGTATTGCGTACAATGGCATATAACGACCAAGTTGCTTATCCTTGGTTTGCCCCTGCCGGTCTAGCTCGCGGTGTTGTAACTAATGCAAGTAACGTAGGTTACATTAATGGTGAAGGTGAATTTGTACCAGTAGCATTAACAACAGGTCAACGTGATACATTATACGGTGACGGTAGCAGAGTTGGTATTAACCCAATCGCACGTTTCCCAGGACAAGGCGTTTATGTTTTCGGCCAGAAGACGTTAAAGGTTGGTTCTAGTGCGTTAGATAGAGTTAACGTTGCTCGTTTACTAGCATACTTGCGCGAGCGTTTTGATCCGCTTGCTCGTCCGTTCATCTTTGAACCAAACGACAAGATTACTCGTGCTAACGTAAAACAAGTTTTTGATAGTTTCCTAGGCGAGTTGCTTGCTAAACGTGCTATCTATGACTTCATTGTTGTTTGTGACGAAACAAATAACACACCTGCCAGAATTGACAGAAACGAATTATATGTTGATGTTGCTATCGAGCCAGTTAAGGCTGCTGAGTTCATTTACATTCCAGTTCGTGTTGTCAACACAGGCGAGTTATCTTAATGATAAATAACATAGCCGAAGGAGAAACAACATGGCAGATTTAACACAATTTGGAGTTCCAACAACAGGCACTAATGCAATGGTGATGCCTAAACTCCAATATAGATTCAGAGTTAATTTATATGATTTTGGCAGAAACAATGGCAGTACAACTGAAGTAACTCAAAACGTTATCAGTGTTACTCGCCCTAGTTTAACACACGATGAAGTAACTTTGGATGCTTATAACAGCCGTGCTTACCTTGCTGGTAAGCACACATGGGAACCAATTACATTAACATTGCGCGATGACATTAATGGCACAGTTACTAAGCACGTTGCAAGTCAATTACAAAAACAATTAAACCAAGGTTTACAAAGTGCGCCAGCCGCAGGACGTGACTATAAGTTTGGTATGGTAATTGAACAACTAGACGGCAGTCAACCTGGACTAGTAGTTGAGAGTTGGAGTTTAAACGGTTGCTTTATTCAAAATGCTAACTACGGTGAAAACAACTATGCAACTAGTGATGTAATGCAAATTACTTTACAAATACGTTTTGACAGCGCAGATATCCACAGTGAAGCAGTTGGTAGTGCAACTACTCAAGGCGGCTTGACAACAGGTACAATGGCAGTTGGCGCTAACAACGCTGCTCTATAAGGAGCATAAATGGCGGCATTAACTGACGCTATGAAGTGGTACAATTTAGGCGGGCTTAAAGCGGCCCGCCTAAAGTTCCATTTTAAAGTAGAAATCTTTAGCTCACAATACACAGCAGAACTTCAAACACCGGCCAGGCTGATATTTGATGCTGTTCGTACGATTGAACTTCCTAAGTATAGCATTGAAACGGAAGTAGCAAACGCATGGAATGTGCGACAACCTATTCCAACTAAAATAAACTTCGAACCTCTTAGTATTTCATTTAATGATACATTAGATAATAGATTTCAGAATTTTATCAGTAATTACATGAATGTTATAAGCGGAAACTTTGTTCCGCAGACACAGTCCATGCGTAAAGGCTTTGATGACTTTGGTATTAGAATGCTAGAAACAGGCAAAGACTGCCCGATAGATAAAATTGTTATTACTAGATTCCATGGTGCAGATACAGATAGAGAAAACGTACAAACACCTAGTGTAGTAACGTTATGGCGTCCAAAGATTGTTGACGTACAACACGATACATTAGATTATAGTGCCAGTGAAGCAATCACTTGGCAAATTAGTTTACGTTATGAAAGTTTAACATATTCAAATAGTTCCGAAAGCCTAGGCGGAAGTCCTGATGCTACATCTGCTAATCGCAACAATCCTTATGTTAAGCAAGCAGAAGATCAAATTAAACTAAATCAACTCATGCAAGAGAGAGTAGACAAGTCTAATGCATTAAATGACATATTTGCTAATCAAGCAAAAGATCAAATTAAATTAAACGAATTAATGCAACAACGAGCCGATGCTGCCGCTAAAAATGCAGCTCTGGCAAATGAACAACGACAGCAACTAGAAGAACAAAAAAATATTTCTGTACAAGTTCCGGGTGGCTCGATGACTTTTGCAAATCAGGCAGCTCTCGATGCTTGGCAAAACGGAAAAGGCAATACATTAATTCAAACTCAATTACCTGGCGGCGCAGTTTATTCAGTATCTGGGGGTCAATAATGGAAGCATCTAAATATGATGTACTTTACGGAAGATTATTAAAGTTAGGTATTCAAGTTGAACAAGCCAAGGCATTGGCACAAGTTCTTTACGATATTAGTTTAGTACAAGGTGTTGCCACAGACGAACTATTAAAATATGTTAACTCTAACGGACTTAGATTCGACAACGAAGTTTATGCTTTGCTAAATTATTCAAGAACAATTAGCAGTCAAATTGGATACATAGATCAATATAATATACCACCTGCTATAGTTAAACAGGCGGTGTAAATGGCATATAACTTTACACAAGGATTCTTTACTCCTACTAACCCAAGCAAGTACATTGGTAGTAATAGTCCAAAATATCGTAGCAGTTGGGAATTAACAGTGATGCGATTCTGCGATAACCATCCTGCGGTCATTGGCTGGGCCAGCGAAAGTTTACGCATACCTTACGTTAATCCTTTTACAGGCAAGCAAACAACTTACTATCCAGATTTTCTAATCACTTACCAAGACAAAGCGGGTAATAAGATCAGTGAAATTATTGAAGTTAAACCTCGCAAACAAGCAAGACTAGATGAAGCAAATACACAGCAAGAAAAAGCAGCCGTAGTATTGAATTTTGCTAAATGGGAAGCATGTAGAGCATGGTGTCAACGGCACGGTATGAAGTTTAGAATATTAACAGAAGAAGATATATACAATAACTGGCAACCAAGAACCGCTGCCAAAAAAACGAAAAAACGATGACTAAAAAACTTGAAGACTTTTTTAATGTAGAAAGCACCGAATCTGATTCAGAGGATCAATTACCTTTGGTAACAGAACCACAACAACCAATAGAAACTACTATGGCACTAGTTCACGAACAACTAACCATAGCAGATAGAATTGATAAAGCATTACCTACAGTTCGAGGCTTAGATGTCGAAGACAAAGACTTAGACGAATATGCTAGTATGGCCATGGAAAACTTTGAAAAATTAATGGATCTTGGCTTTAACATGGATGACAGAAATGCAGGTAAAGTATTTGAAGTTGCTAGTACTATGATGAGTAACGCTATTACTGCTAAGACTGCTAAATTAGATAAAAAGTTAAAGATGATCGATTTACAGTTAAAAGCCGCTAAACTAGCACAAACTGCTAAACCAGAAGAAGAAAACGGTCCGCAAGGATTAGGTGATTTAACTACAGATCGTAATGCCATATTAAATCTAATTAGCCAGAACCTTAAAAACAAAGATAAATAAAGTATCGGAGAAACGAAATGCCTACTCTATTTGAATATATCGAACAACTAAAAGAAAAACACGAAATTCGTGTTAAATTCGCCTGCGAAGTAACAGACGAAATGATGGATAAGATTGAACGTCACTTGCAAAAGTATGATGCTGAAAAAATCTCTAGCCCAAGCAAAACAATTTTACAAGCACGCCCGTTAGATTTTCCTAACTTAGATATGGGCGAAATTTATATCATTGACTTTACTAGCAACTTGCCAGTAAGCAATGAAATGCTAAAACAAGAACTAGCAAGACTATTAGATGTCAGCGAAGGACTAGTTGTTGTTCGTGGCGCAAATGAAGATCGTGAAATAGAACAAGAAGAAGAAAAGTTTCAAGATAAAAAAGAAGAATATAAACCTAAAGTTGGTGCAGACTATGACAAGAGCGAAGCCGCTGAACAAAAAGCCACTGACTTATACGGTGACAAGTTTAATACAAGTTTGTTAAAAGAACTTAAAAAGATCAGCGATGCTAAAAAGAAGGAAATTAAAACTCCTAAGATTGCTAAAGATCCAGATGTACCAGCAAGCGCACCAGAGATCGGTGATAGCAAAGCAACAAATAAAACAAGCCCAGTGGTAAAGAGAAATCCGTTGGTCGTTAAAGGCAAGGAAATAATGAAATGAACAACTTACAAGACTTACTTAAAAGACTAAGTGCCATTGGCCAAGTAAATGAAGAAACAGAAAAATGTCCCGACTGTGGTAAAGTACATGAAGGTGCTTGCAAAGAAGAAGTAGATGAAAGCAAGAAACCAGACGCTGACAAGGACGGTGTACCTGATTGGGCTGATAAGAAACCAGGCAAAGATGACAACGAAGAAAAAGTTGACGAAGGCGCAATGGATAAACTAAAAGCATTAGGCAAAAAAGCATTAGACACTTTAGGTCACAAAGATGACGAAGAACTAATCAAAGACATGCAACGTCA